CTGTAGGCCGGACCGCCAACCGATGCCCAGAAGTCGTAGTATTGCCTGTCGGTGATCTTGCCGAACGTCTTGCGTGCCATCTCGCCAAGGTCGTCGACATGGAACATGCGGTTCTCGCTGGCGTAGATCAGCCGGTGTTCGTATTCATGCCATTCGTTGATGGCGAGCTTGAAGGCGTGCTTCACGTTGTGCTTATAGTTAGAGCACCGACGGGCATGGTCGTATCCGTCGAGAGCCACCAGCCATGCGGCATTGTTGGCGACTCCGCAGATGAGCTTCACCACACCGGCAGCCTGAGCCATCTTCGGGGCAATAGCGTTGATTTGTTCTTTGTCCATAAAAATAAAAAAACGGCTATCCTCGCGGACCGCCGTGTTGTTCATGTAACTAAAATAAATAGAGAGTAAAGTTAAAATGGTAGGTCATCCTTCTTGCCGCTTTCGTCGGCTGGCTGACTGATGACAGCCGGCTCGGGTGTGGCCTGAGCCTCCGGATGATTAATTGTCGGTTCTGTCTGTTGCTGTACCACAGCAACGCCTTTCACCTTCTCGAACTTGTATATCCGCACCTCGTTGAATATTCGTCCCTGCCATTCACGGATGTTGTGTCCGAAGCCAATTGTCACCTCGTCGCCCTCATGGAGGTCATACTCCTTGATGCGGTCGTTCATCACTGAGAGCAGCACCTTGTCGCTAAATCTGTCAGTGTCGTGTTCGTGATACTCGAATACGAACTCCTGGCTATGCCATTCCGTTCCGTCATTTCTCACGCCCTTTCTTATGGGCAAGAGTCTTTCAATTCTTCCTTTAAATTCCATTTTGTTTTTGTTTTTTAGTGTTCGAAACTTCCATCCAGTATTTGCAAACAAGACGGGAGCATTCTGTAATGTCAAAGTCTTTTAGTCTGTCCGCCTTGGCGACCTCAATCAGCAGGTCATCCAGTTGATTCTTGAAGCAGCCGTCTTGATCGTTAATCAGTTGCACGAACCTCATGACCGGCTTAGCGGCCACATCGCCGTGGTGCCGCCAAAATTCAATGTCATGTGGGTTGGCATAGCCTAACTCACAGAATGCGCGGACTATCATGATTCCTATGCTCAGGGACATCGCAACATCATCCTTGTCGATGCCAAAATTGGAAAACCTGTCGATTTCATTAATCAATGATGATGCAAGGTCTTGGCTCTTATATAAGCGTGATTCCATCACGGAACGAGGCTCGAAGAGCTGTGCGTCGCCGCTTTGCCTTAATTTCTTCGTTTCACGTTTCTGCTTATAATTAAGTTGCACGTCTGTCAGATAAGTTCGCAACTCGACGAGTTTTCCGTCTTGGCGAACGATGCCGCGCCCAATGGAGCCGGGGAATCGTGCATCTACCTTCTGATAGCCTGCCGATGTGCGCTCGTCATAGAATTGCAAGGCTATGCCTGGAATTATTTCAAGGAACCGTCGAACCATCCATCGGCTGCGCATCTCTATGCCGAGACGCTGGCAGAAGCGGAGGAAGAAATGGTTGGTGAAGTGGATGACTATTGACTCATCGGAAAACTGACGACGCATGGGCAAGAATGCGCCGACGCTTCCAAGTGTCTCGTAATAGCAGAAGGCCACGGGCACGGTGAACGATTCTTGCGCCTCCTTGTACCAAGTGGCGCACTCGAAGGTCATCCATCTGTTGCCTGCCTGACTGATCCAGTCGATGGCGGGAGTAGATTGGGTCTCTCTCTTTTGTCTGCACTTGAATAGCAGTTCCCCGCGCTTCTGCTTGTATTTCTTTTCGCCGCCCATGTTTTTGATAAGCCAGTACGTCGCACCTTTGTACTCATCATTGATGGTTTTTACTATCTCATCGGGTGGGGATGTCACGGTCAGCATTTTGCGCCTCCTTTCTCCATCTCGTCGATGATCTGCCGGTCTTCGTCGGTCATCGTGTCGAGTGTGATTTGTCTGAACTCGGGAAATTTTTCCCAAACCATTTTGGCAGCGTCGTAAGCTCTAGTCATGGAGTCGCTGAAATTCTCGGCAAGGTTTTTCAATTCCTTCTTGCCGCCGATCTCGTCGCGGTTGGTTTCAACGCGGCAGCCGATGGAGCTGGCATTGTTTGAAAAAGTGATTTTCATAATTCTTCTGTTTTCTTATAAATGGGCATCATCCTGGCACCACATGCAGGGCATATCATTTGCTCGTATTCGATGGTCATCTCGTTTGGGTTGTACACTCTCTCCGAGATTGTGATCCCGCAATATTGGCATTCATACCTGTCTACGTCTACGGCGTCAACGATGCCGAAACACCGCCTGCCTTCACGCTTCAGCTGGTCGTCGTTGTATTGGCTGAAGACTTCACCGCACTCTGTGCAATAGTCTTCGTCAGCACTGACCATTCCGCAAGCGGGGCAGATGATTCTGTTGCCGTAGTACATTTCAGAGGATTGCGTCTATCCAGCCTACCAAGCCGATGATGGCTATCATGCCCAACGGGGCCAGAATGCCATAAACCAAATACTCTCTCTTGGTGAAGTTCTCGCTGAGAATGTCACCAGCCATAATCTTCCAGAAATCTTTCATAATGAATTGTGTTTAATGGTTAGTGTGCCGACGGTGGGATTCGAACCCACGCTCATCCTAGGCATCATCTTACGATGTCAATGCCCGTTGCACCTGCGGAATGGGTAGGAACTGTCATTCATCCGCTTACGGGTCTTTCGTCGGCAGGAACCGTGCGGCTTTCACAAGTGGCACGATTTTACCCAAAATAATAGTTTTAAAAAATAAAAATGTCAGCCACGGCTCTCACGAACGGTGGCTGCGGGTGATGAATTTATCTTAGAAATCGAAATTGTTTAATCATTCTGTGCTCTGATTTCTCCCTGCGGGCTTGCAACCGCCATCGGCATCATTACAGATTCTGTCCGGGGTGGTCAACTATGCCCGCAGCTCAGCCACTCCGCTGACACCGCGGGGGCCTGTAGCCCCTTCCGCTGGCGACTTGCGCCTCTGCTGCCTCTGCCCTATGAGCATCGGCCCGATCTATTGACGCTCTCGGTGGCGCAGCCCTCTTTATTACAGTCGGGCTATCTGGTAAGCGGAAGGAGCGGGAATCGAACCCGCGATGATAAACAGATGCGGTGACGCTTCACACTCGGTGCCTCCTCGGCTATCCTTCCTTGTTATTATATCTTCCCTGCCATTACCATTTCCTGTATCTCGTGCATGGCGTAGCCCCACTGAGTTGTGTGCGTTACTCCATCATCGCCTACGTATTCCACCCGACGGCGTGGAAGCCTCCATCCGTTACGCTTTAGCCAGTCAGGCGAAAACATGCCGAACTTAGCACATAGGTCTTTCGCATTGAGCCACACTTCACCATCCTCAACCCTCTGCTTAAGCAGGGCGCATTCTATTGCCTGTGAGATGGCATCCCGTGTTTCCTTGTCTAATTTCATGGCGTGGAAAATTATTTCAGTCGCTTGTAGGCAATTGTCAAAGCCTCGCCTGTCTCAATTCGCTCGAAGTCCATACCTTCAAGCCTCTTCATCGTCGAGAATTGTACCCTGGCACTCTCTACGGCCTTGGGGGTTGGAAGCACAAATACTCCCATCTTGCCCACTTCGATGGCCCTAATGTCGTCTCTTGTCACTTTGTCGCAAATCATAATTTTACTTAATTAATTTATACGATGTGTACAATTTCGGGAGAAAAGCCGTATATTTGCGGTTACCACACCAAGCAATAAGGCAGTTTCCTGCCCAACGGCTATTCTTGTGCCCGAAATGTCCGTTAATTACTTACGGGTGCAAATATAATAACTTTAGTATAATAATCATACATATAGTACAAATATTTAACATTCTTTAATAACAAAAGTATAATTATGATACAAAAGGATTATGATAGAGCACAAAGATTGAACGAAGTGTATAAACATCTCTTCGCTCATCATGGGATAACATCCCAAAAAGCGATGGCCGAGCACTTGGGTATGCAACGGACAGGATTGTCGGCTGCCATGAATGGAAGCAAGGCCAACCTGACGGACAGCCTTTTTAAAAAAATCTGTGCTTCATGGCCTGGTGTGTTTGTTCTTGATTATCTTCTCACAGGAGAAGGCAATCTCTTAACGCCCGAAGAAGAATATACATCGGCCAAAATTGAGCAGGGTTCCAATATGGTCGAAGAACAGCAAAACAATATATTAGAATTGTACGCGCGTATGATTCGGGGTGTTGATGATCTTAGACAACAAATAAAAATCGAGCTTGCTGATCTTCAGAAAGCAAAATATGAACTTCAGCAAGCTCGTGATGAATTCCGCGGTGCAACAAACACACTAATGCGCATTATTTCTCGCCTCGAAAAATCGTCAAACCATGATATAGGTCTGGCGGCAGAAGATTAAAAAATCAATGCCAAAACTTTCCCCACAACAAATATGGAATGTGTAAGACCACCATAAAATCTAATAACCCCACTGTTTATCACTGAATCCCGCGGGAGTCACAAAAAATAGTGGGGATAACAGCTTAGATGCTGGAATCCCCACTGTTATATTGGGTATCTGCGGTTCTTGGCACTTTCGCGGGTAAACGGAATTAGTGCGGTTTGGTGTGGCTCGCGCATCGTTATGTGTTGCCAAATCTTTACCCATGACCACGAAGTGGGGAAAATGGTGAAATTAAATAACTTTAAATGAAAAACAAATGATAACAAAGAAACTCGTATTCGACCACAGGGGACGGACAAAGGCGGACAAAGAGGGGCCCGTGGAGCTGCGATTCATATGTAATTCAAAGCCTTATTACATCAACACGGGGGTGAAATGCCTGTCATCCCAGTTTGAAAAAGAAAGGATAGTCAGGCACAAGGATGCCAAGGTGCTCAACGAGCGTCTGAAGGATGTCGTCCTGAAGATGGAGCAGGCCGTCAATGAGTGCATCCGCCTCGGCCTTCCCATTGACGTGGCGGCCATCAAGCGGCAGGCCTATAACATAGAACAAGGTGAGAAAGCCGCTGAGAATGCCATGCTTGACTGGCTCGCTGAGCAAGTTCCCGAGCTTCCCATCTCCGACGGTACGCGACGCAGGTACGACGTGCTGATTAACAGGATGCGTGAATATGGCGGGCTGACGGCCTGGAGCGACCTGACGGTGGAAAATCTCTACAAGTTCGACGCATGGCTGCACAATATACGGAAGCCGGTCTCGAATGGTGACAAACAAGCCGGCCACGAAGCCCCGTTCATCGGCGACGCGGCTGTATATAACTACCACCGCACGCTGCGTTCGCTTCTCACGCGTGCCGTGAAGTTCGGCATCATTGAGGGGAATCCCTATGACCGCGTGAAGGGCGAGTTCCGCAAGGGAATCAGAGAGAACGTGGAATATCTCACGGAGGCTGAGATTGCCGCCGTTGAGTCGCTGCGGCCAATGCCCGGAACGCAGATGGCGATGGCCCGTGACTTGTTCGTGTTCCAGCTATACACAGGGCTCAGCTATGCCGACACGCAGGTATTCAGTATCGCTGACTATAAGCTGGTGGATGGGCGGTGGGTGAACAACGGCGAGCGCGTGAAGACGGGTGTTGCCTATGTGTCGCAGCTTCTGCCGCAGGCCGTTGATGTGCTGGAACGCTACGGGATGCAAGTGCCGAAGGTCGGTAATGTGCAATACAACCTGAGCCTGAAGGTCATCCAGCAAGCCCTCGGCATTAAGACGCGCCTGCACTCGCATCTGGCACGTCATACGTTCGCCACACGTGCGCTGGCCCTTGGCGTCAAGATAGAGAATGTATCGGCCATGCTGGGTCACACGAACATCACGCAGACGCAGCGGTATGCGAAGGTGCTTGCCAAGTCGGTGCATGATGACTTCGCAATGATGGAGGAGAAATTGTCGAAATAACCTTTTTTAATGACCTTTTAAAAAATCTATTATGAAAAAAGCATTTTTGTTTCTGGCCGTCGCGCTGACGGCTGTCGCATGCCAGAAGGATGCGGTGTGCGATGATTCCTGTAAGATTGTGAGATTCGACGTGAACGGTGACTTCACGAGCCCCGTCTTCAGCTACGGCGAGACGAGAGCGGGACTGTCGGCCGACGGCTCTGAGATGACCGACCTGTGGCTGTTGGACTATATGGACGGTCAGCTTGTGCAAACCGTCCACCAGACTCCTTCCGAAGCGGAGTGGGGCAGCCCGGCGGTGAACCTTGCCTACGGCAGCCACGTGGTCTATTTCGTGGCCTCACGTGGTGACTCTCCGGTGCTGAGCATGGACAGTGAGACGATAGAATGGTCGCGCGTGTCTGACACGTTCTGGAAGGCGGAGACGGTGAACATCGAGGCCACGACATCAGCGCAGCGCAGCGTCACGCTGGGACGTGTGGCCACGCGCCTGCGTCTTGTGGTGAATGATAAGGTGGCGGATGATGCTGCATCGGTGGTGATCACCCCGCAGCATTGGTACTATGGCATCAACTATGTCACTGGCGATCCTGTGGCCGACCGCCAGGAGGACAGAATTATCAACATTCCTCAGTCGTACAAGGGTACAGAGGGGCAGCTTGCGGTGAGCATCTTCGGTATTAGCGGCGCGGATGAGTGGACAACGGATGTGACGGTCTCGTCGCGCGATGCTGACAACGACATCATGGGCAGGGCGGTCATTAGTTCCGTGCCGTTCAAGCGGAACCGTGTCACCGAGTATTCCGGCAACCTCTTCTCGGCAGGCGGCGGGATGAGCGTGTCGTTGGATGACACTTGGGAGCAAAGTTACACGGGGACGTGGTAAAAAGAAGAATGGTGCCGTCAGCTGCTGGCGGCACCATTGCTTAGTACGAGCGGTCCTGTTCCCCGGAACTGGAAGGTTCCCTGGCATAGGTTGCCGCGAGTATGCGTCTGTTTGCATACGGTGAGTATTGCGTGCCCGCTAACGGAGACGTTTCCCTGGCGGTCTGTAACCGCCAGCTCGTAGACGTTACCGGTTTGGATGAGGTCGCCGAGACTGCCTGCCGCAAGCAGCAGATAGCTGGTGTTCAGGCTCCACTCCTTGCGTCCGGCGATGAACTCCTTCCACTGCTGCTGCGTGGCTGATGCCACCTCGATGGTGTCCGTACCTGACTGAATCTCGTCGGACTTCACGCCTGCAATGGCGGTGCCGTTACGGAGTACGATGATATTATTGCCTTTCTGTGCCATATTCTTCAGTTTTTATTTCCAGGTTACAATCTCGCCGCGACCGGTGCGCTTCAGATAGCGGTTCATGGCGAGGTATATCTGCTCACCGCTGATGTGCGACGGCTGGTAGCCGCCACGGGTGTTCTCGTCGTTCAGCTGGCTTGCAAGGTTGCCGGCCTGTGCGCGGTTGAGCACCACCTCGCCCGAGTTGAGCATGGCGGGCACCTGGTCCATGCTGTAGGTGTTGCCGGGCACGCGGATGCCGCTGGCGGCATGTATTACGCCACCGTTAGACAGAAGCGTTCCAATAATCGGTACAGCCTTGGCACCTTGTATGGAGGTTATAATTGTAATCAGCGAGCTGATGCCCATCAGGATGCTTGTCATGCCTTGGAGGACTCCTATCGCCCTGGTTATCTCTTCCGGAATCTCCAAGCCCATCTGCTCGATGCCGCCGGTTATAGAAGATAACGATGAGCCGATTCCGCCGATTTTGTCTGCCACATCTTTTATGCCCTCGACGGCCTCGTTCTTATGGCCCTTGCCACTGTTATTCGTAAAATCATCACGGCCTTGTTTTACGCCGCTGATGGCTTCGTTGAGCCTCTGCCACTCCTCCGGCGTGCGTGCCTGGTCGCGCAATTTGATAAGTCGCTCCAGCTCGAGATTCACCGCCTCGATAGGTGCCTTATAGTCAATAGTGCCCGGCTTTAGGAAGTCGCTTCCGAGAATAGATCCGGACGTGTTGATGCTGGCTATGTCCTGGCCTGTCAGCTTTCTAGTCGGCGATGTTTTGCCCTGGGCCTCGTTCATGAGGTTCTGAATCTCCTTGTTGCGCTCTTGCAGAACCTTGATTTCCTCCTGGATGGCCTGCCTGCGCTCAGCGGACGCTGCTATATACTCCTGTGTGAGCTTCTGAATCTGCTCGGAGTTGATTTGCATCTCGGTCTTCTCTATGGCAGATGTTCCAGTGCTATTGCCTCCTTTGCCACCTCTAGTACCACGTACCGTTATACCCTCAGCGCGGTTGATTGCGCGGTAGCCCTGACTTTGTATTGAATAAGCCTGCGATGCCTGCTGATCCCTTTGGGTGATGAGCTTGGCAAGGTCGTTGAACGGTTTGCCGTCAACGCGGAATACGTCCCATCCTTTGTACTGTGCGTATGGGTTGCCGGTTCTTGGCGCAATAAGGCGTCCTGATTCCAGGTCGACGGTACTGTGTTGCCTTTGCCACTCGTTGTATTTCGCGGCACCCGCCACACGTCTATCGAATTCTGCCATAGAGCTGGTCCCCTCGCGGAATTCCTTCAGGCTCATGCCAAGCTCAGTGGCCTGACGCCGGTATACGGCATCAATGGCTCGTGATGTCTGCTTCACCTCGTTGCCTACTAGAGAGGTGACTTTGTTCATGCCGTTTTGCAGCTGCCGTTCCAGCACATTTATCTGCGCATCTGTCAGCAGCTGGCCGTTCTGCATGCTTGCCCTCCGCCCGTCAACAGGCGCAATATATCGGCGTGTCTGGATCATCATTCTCAGACGCTCATTCTCTGTCGTCTGCGCACTGATCTGAGGTGCCTGGATGGTCTTCATGGTGCCAAGCCTGTCCAGCTCATCGTATGCCTGGCGCGCGGCACTCACAATCTGGCCTATACGACCGAGGAATCCGCTGATGTCCCCATTGTTGATGCTGTTGAGGAATCCTTCGTATAGGCTCTTGCTGCTGTCCATTATGCGGCCCCACTCATCTACGCTGGCTTCACTGGCCATAAATGCGTCCTTAGCCACGTCGAGAGCGGCCTTTGCTGCAGTGACGCCAGCGTTGAACAACTTCAATGCGTCGATGTTGATGGTGAACTTGTCCTTCAGCACTCCGAGTATGCCGCCTGCGTCGCTTCCAGTCTGTCCCATGTCGCCCATAGCCTTGTTGGCATTGTCAATCTGGCCTTTCGCCTCGCTGATGCGCTGTTTCAGCTGGTCGAGGGAACTGGCCATCTCCTTTCCTATGGGAGATGATTTTTCGGTATCAGACATCTGCTGGTATCTTACATGCAGCTCGGTGAACACCTTGGTCAGCTCGGCAATTTTCCCTTTTGCTGATGTTGCGGCAGTGTCCATCGTGCCCATCGCCTTGACAGCATCCATTACATCACTGTCCAGTTTGTCAAGCGTGCCCCCGCCCTTTTGGACGGTATCAAAATACCTTGTCAGTGCATCGCTGGCCTTTTTGAGCTTCGCGTCATATTCCGCGGAGTCTATTCTTATCTTAACTACACTATCTGCCATGTTTTTTTAGTTCTTTATATTCATGATGTTAGCGAGTTCATTCTCGATGATATATGATATTCTGTCGCTCATCCGTCCTATGGCGCGTTCGCCATAAGAGCGGAAGAAGTCACCAGCAGAGATGGAACCACGATAACCGGAGTTTGGATGTTTGTTCCACTTGTCTGCCTTACGGCGGTCATTCGTGGTAAATGCAATTTCTCGTTCGCGTGTGCCGCTGTCCTGCCATCTGAGTATCATTCCGCGGTCCAACGGGCTGTATGACATCATCGTAGCCGTGCGCTCAGAGCGTTTCCTTCGATTGCCACCCCTTGCGGATGGGTATCTCTGTGGCTCATAGTCATTGCTGCCATGTGCTTTCCGCGAATTGAATATATTGATGTTTGCGCCAAGTATCTTCTTGTAGACCGTTGTCCTCACTGCACGGGCCGTTCCCCTCGGGTCGCCGTTCTTGAACTTAATGTTGCTCACCACTTCATCACGTGCCGCAAAAATTTCGGCACGAATGATTCTCCGAAGAATCTTTTGTGTCTTCGGATCGCTTGACAGGGCGGCCTCTAGTGCCTGCTTCTGCTCAATAATTACAGATTCATTGGCTTCGAACTTGAACATATACATAAACCCCGCGCATCACTGCGCGGGGTTTACCATATAACACTCATGTGGTAAAATAAATACTAATCATCAACATAAACCCCGCACATCACTGCGCGGGGTTTACTTCACTAATAACCTTAAACAAAAAATTCAAAATTAACGTTATGATGATGGTTTATTGTTGACAGCCCGGATGACGTCGAGCAGGTCGTTCTGCTCTTCCTCGCTGATGGGCTCCGGCTCTTCCTCGTCATCGTTGAACAGCTGTGGGAACAGGTCGGCGGCGGTCTTGCCGTTGGGGTCTCGCATGGCGAACATGGCGGCATAGGCGCACTCGGCCATGATCTGCAACTTCAGGCGGTCGCGCCTTCGGTAGCCGCGTATGATGCGACGCACCTCCCAGAACTGGAGGTCGTAGAGGAACTCACGGCGTGGGATGCCTATCTCGCCTACGACGAGCTGATATATGTCGTAGGCGGATGTCAGTTTTTTGCCTTGTCCTCCCCCTCGGCGGTGCTGACCGCGTTGTCGCCAGCAGGCAATTTATACCACTCATTGCGAAGCTCGAAGATGACACGCAGGGCCTCGATGATTTCGGCCGGTCGTGCATTGTACATCAGGTCGGTGTCGCGGATGGTGGTGTCAAGCCCTTCGGCTCCGTTGTAGGCCATGATGGCCGCGAGGATGATGTAGATGTGGTGCTCTGGGTTCTTGGTGTCGAACTCGTCGACGCTGACTCCCGTGTACCTGGTGAAGGCTATCTCGGTGGCGTAGCAATAGGCGACGCCCACCTCATGGCCGTTGATGGTGATTTTTTCTTTGCTCATAGTTCTTGATTTGATAAAAAATTCGCCAGCCACGTGATTATGGCGACACGGGCTGGCGCATAATTATACGAATTTAGGATTCGCCTACGTTGATAGCACCATAGCCGTTGATGGTGTAGTTGTACGTCGCGTTCTGTTTGTTCTGGGCATCAATCCGAAGGTTGGTGAGCTTACCCTGACCGTTGGCGATTTCTTCAACGATGGTTCGGTTGTTCGTGCCTTCCATGACGCATATCTTCCAGTTGAGCACCTGGTCTTGCAACCACGACTCGAAGTCGTTCAGACCTACGCCACCCGTCAGCAGCGAGTCGTTCGGTGTGAGCACCAGTCCGCTGCCGGTGATGTCATAAGACTGTCCCGTCACATCATACTCCAGGGCATTTCCCGTGGTGTCCTTGGTGCTGGAGTCCTCGGTCTGTGCTGATCCGTGCAATGCCATCTGCTTGGCAGCTGCCACCACCGTCGATGGATCGGCAGCGAGACTAACAAGTAGTCTGATATATTGTCCTTTCTGCATAGCTTACTAACTGAGGGCTCCTGTTCCCTGAAATTGAAGTGATAAGGCGACCGTCTCACGGTCGTTGAAATTCATGGTGAAGTCGGTCAGGAGAGCCTGTCCGCTTCGCTTGAAGTTGGCATTCTGCGTGACGCGGTTCTGCGCTCCGGCTGTCTGGTCCCAGCCTACGGGCACGGGTTGCGCGGCTACGAACGTCGAGATGATAGAGCGCAGAGCTGCGGTGTCGCTCTGGTAGGTGTCAACCTGTGCCGACCATTGCGTGCTCGTAACCGTTTCCTCGGTGAACATGCCCTCGGTGTCCTTTGTGCTTGTGTCCTCCGCGTTGCCTTGGAGGGTGATGGAGCAGTTGGTTGCCTCGGGGATGGCTGCCGCATTCTGGAGAAATCTGAAGTGCTGGCCTTTTATCTTACTCATATCTTAGTCGATGTTAGTGTCACACTGATAAGTCAGCTGTTGCCAGTAGCAAGGCTTCAGCGAGTCGTATTGCACGGCTCCAGCCTGCAACGTCATGTCCTCGGGAATGAGGGCAAAGTCATCGTCGCTGTCGTCTCCCTGGTGCTCGCGGAAGTATTCGCGCAGGGTCTTGCGAACGGCCATTGCCAGCTCGCCCAGCTGCGGACGGGTCTCGGCACAGACGGTCACGCCTATCTGCACGTTGTCGCTCTCTGCCTCGAAGTCATCATCCTTCGTCTGGTCTTGGTTCTGAAGACCGTCGAAGGAGACGATGACGTATGGCAGCGGCGCATTGTCGATGTCCTCGTCGGGCAGTGCGATGGTGGTGTTATACACGTCACCAGCCGGCAGCTGCTCGATGAGCTCGGCATTCGAGCGCAGGGCCTTGACGAAGATGGCATCTGTGATGAGACTCATGATCTGTGTGATTGGGTTGTACTTGATGAAAAAGCACGCAGGCAGTCATTCCTGTTGCTGGCGCATCGGAGCCGCCCGCGTGCGGAACTATGAGAAGTGATAGCGTGAGAGGTTACACGGTCGTAGGCTCTCCCTCGACAATCTTGTAGAGGCCGAATGCCTGAGACTGGTTGTTGGCACCGTTGATGTAAACTGACAGGTCAGTCATAGACCATGCGGTGTTCAGGATGACGCGAGTGACGTTCTTGTCGGCAAGTGTGATAGGATCAACCACCATGCGGACCTGTCCGTGCTGCTGGAGTGCGAAGAACTCCCAGTAGCCAATCTCGATGAAGCGGTCGGCGGTGGGCACGAGCTTGCCTGCGCTGTTCAGGGTGCGGTTCACGAAGTGGGACACGGTGTAGGGGTAACCAGCGCAGAGGCCGTTCTCAATGACGAAACCACCAGCAGCACCGGCAATCTTCGGAGTTGCCTTCAACTCAGCCTCGGTCACGCGGTCCATAGAGATGCAAACGTTACCCTCGTAGAAGCCCTTGTCGCTGAATGCGGCAACAGCAGCGAGGATGTTCTTGTAAGCGTTGGCACCGAGTTCGATGTTCTGAGCGGTCATGCCGCTGAACGGACCCTTGTTCTTTGCCCAGTTGGCCTGCGAGTAGATCTTCTTGGCGAGATACTCACGGAGGGCAATCTCGAACTTGGTCTGCACAAATGCCATGAGGTCGAAGGCAGCATTGTCGATGGCCATGTTGCTGACGGGCACCTTCAAGCCTACGCGATTCTGCGTCGGGGTGATTTTCTCGAACTCAAGAATCTGGTCGTTGAGTGCCTCGACTTCGCCGGGCTCTTCCATCTCAACGTCGTTGATGCTGACGGGCCACAGTTCGTTGTCTTCCACGCCAGTCACGATGCCAAGTCCCTGGGGAAGTCCGAGTCCCTCGTGCAGGGTTGGAATCATCTCGTGGATGGTCAGTTCGATGGCACCAGAAGCGGTGACGTTGCCCTTGATGTTGCTATCGGTGGGGAACAACAGGATTTCACGCTTCTGTCCTGTCTTGGCAGCCTCAGACAGCAACTCGCGGAACGACTTGGCA